TGTGGCCGTCCCCTGTCTCACGTGCTCCAGATCCGCCTGCTTCTTTTCGTCGTCGCTTTTCGCCACATAGGCGGCCATCTGATATTGCATCAGCTGGCGCTTGGTCATGCCGTCTGACGCGGCATTCTCCTGATAGGCCTTTTTGATCGGGTCCCAGGTCGAAAAGGTCGTTCCTTTGGGTAGCACCTCGTCCAAAGCTCCGGGCTTGGTCCGGTAAACATCAAAGCCCGCCGCCTTGCCGTTGGCAAAATGCGGAATAAACGCCAGGTCCTGCTCGGCGCCCTGATAGCCCACCAGGCTTTTCATTATGCCGGGGTGCGCTTCCAAAATGTGGTTTATGTCGCCCGAGTGCGCCGTCGTGCCCAAAAACTGCGCATTTTCTTCTCTCAGCTCCGTTTTCTGCTTTTTCTCCCAATCAATATCCTGCTGGCTGGCCACGGCCTGGTTGCGGGTGTTGGTCCAGGCGTGCTCGGCCACTTGCATTTGCAGCCTCTGGTTGTTGGCCTGTTCCAGCTTTTGCTTGTCCACCTGCCCCTGCATATCTTCGGCATTTTTCTTCTGCGCGTCGGCATCCTGCTGCTCAGCCTGCCAGCCCGCCAGCGGCGCTTTGCCGCGGTTGCCGATGCCCTGGCCCGCCGCATAGCCCGCCGCCGCGCCGTGCATGGCTTCTGCGGCAATCTTCATCCATTGCTCGCCCCGGCCCATCACATGGGTCTTGATATATTTGTCGCCGTCCTGGTCAACGCCCAGCTCGGGCCGCGTCTTGCCGGCCAGGGCATCGGCCAGCGAATCCACCATGCCTAAAATTCCGCTGCGCTTGGCCGGGGTAATCACCACGCCTTTGGGCACAAAATCCTGCATCTGCTCTTGCGGCAGCTCCGCGCCCGGCGTGCTCTCTGTTTGCGGCTGGGCTGTTTCCTGGGGTTTGGGCGCGGTGTCGCTGCTTTGGGCCGTCTTCAGCCAACTATCGCGCGCGGCCACATTCTCGTTTGCGGGCGCGGTTGCTTCCGGTTGCGCCGTTGCCGTGGGTTCCGCCGTCGCCGTTGCTCCGCCTTGTGTCTCAGGTGCGTCCATATTTTCCCATCATCCCCACTTCTTTATCGCAGCGCTTGCCACCGATCCTGCCGCGCCCACCGCCGCGTTAATCCAACTGTTGTCTTGCGTGGCAATGTCGTTGGCCGTGGTTGAGGCGGCGCTGCCGGCCCCGGTGGCCTCCTGTTCATAGCCCAGCGGGTTCTGCCCAGAGGCAATGGTCTCCAGCCCTCCGGCGGCAGCGTTCCATTCGCTCAGCCCCTCCTGATAGTCGGCTTCCTTAATCTGGGTTTCCTGCCCGCTCTCCTGAGCGGCGGCGCTGTTGGCCACCTCTTCTTTGATCTGGTCCGCCCCGCCGCTGGGCATATATTCATCGCCGCCGCCTTCGGCCGCCAGGCTCTCGCCCACGGCTTTTTCAGCCTGGCTATAGTTGGTCGCCGTGCCCGCCACGGCCTGGGCATTCAGGGTGTTGGTTTCCTCCGTGCTAAAGCCTTCCTGATTCGGCCCTTTATTAAAAATCGATTGAAACTGCGCTGCCATGGGCGCGTAGATCGCCTGCTGGTTGGCATACTGCTGGGCAGTCATCTGCTGGGCTTGCTGGTAGGCAGAGATCTGCTCCTGCTGCAACTCGTCTTGTGCCGCCGTGCTTCCACACATGGCGTGCTCCTTATGCCTTCACGTTCACACGTTCCACTTTTTTGCTCAGTTTTCCGTTCACTGCCGCAAAGCCCATGCGCTTCACGCAAAAGCGAATCAGCCCCTCATTCGCGCTGTCAAACACCATTTCCTTCGCCACGCCGCGCATCCGCGTTTCCAGCCAGGCGGTGCTGTCAATCAAGGCCCGCATCACGCGGCCGCGCAGCGCGTGCCGACTCTCCGGGGTCTGATACATTTCATCCGGCGCAAACTGCACATGAATCTCCAGCGTCTTGCCCGGCGTCAGCCGGCCCGTGAAAAAATACAGCGGCCCGTCGCCATCGCTTACCAAATAGCTTTGCATCAGTTCGCTCTGGCTCAGCCAAAAACGGGGGTCCACGCGGTTTGCGTGGTCAGGATCGGCCGCGGTCCAGTCTTCGGCCATCTCCAGGTCATCCGGCCCGCTGCGGCGCACCATCAGGCCCGCAAATTCAAACTCGGCCGGTTCCACAGTCTGCGCGGCCACATGCTGCACTTCATAGCTCAGCTTCCCCCCGCACAGCGCGCATTTTCCAATCGGGCTCCGGTCCTGCGGCTTGCAAACATAAAACTTCGAAGTTCCGCAAAGCAGGTCGCCCAGCTGTTCGGCATATTCGCGGCTGTGTTCGCCCAGCATCAAAATCTTGGCATGGTCCTTCACCTCTGCGCATTGAATCCTGATCCGTGTCACCTTGTAGTTTCCAAACCGCTGCATCAGCATCATTCTTACCCCCTGCCAGTATTCTGCGCTTCTTCCTTGCGCTCGTCGTCTGTCGAGGCAAAAATACCCCAGTCCAGCAGCTCGTCGCCAACGGCTTGCGTCCCATAATCAAACTTCGTCAGCAGGCAGTCGCCGGTGTCCGGCACGCCGTTTTGCGCCAGGGCATAGCGGTCTGAGTAAATACTTACGCTCGGCCGGGTGTCGGGTGGGTCGGTGCTGGTCACGGCCAGCAGGTTCCACGGCCGCTTCAGGCTGGGCGCAATCTCACCCATCAGCACGCTCACAATCGGCCTCGCGCCCACCGCCGCGCTTTTGGCGCTGATGTGCGCCACCTCGGCCGTCTGCCCGGTCGAGCAGAGCAGATTCACGCCCTTGGCGTCCCAGCTTGGGTAACTGGTTCCGTTATCTCCCCACACCGCGCCGGTCACGTCGCGCATCAAAATCGGCCCACTCATAGCCGGGCCAATCAGCAGGGTATACACTCCCGGCGCGGTTTCCACGCTTTGCACGGCGCTGGTGCCTCCCGCGATCGCCGCCCTCGGGCTCCAAACCAGGCCGCTTTCTGGCGGGTTAATCACGCCCATTCTTAACCATCCCACTGCCCCGTCGGCCACATACATGCCGGTGTCCTTACTGTTTGCAATGTTCCAGGTCAAAAACGCCGTCGCCGGGTTATAGAGCGCCGCGTTCACGCCGCCCGTGGTCACCTGCATAAACTGGTCGCCAATCGGGAAGCCGACTTCCGAGTAGCCGGTCTGCGGGTTAAAGGGATACTCCACCTGAATCGTCGAAACCTTGGCATTCGATTCCATCAGGTAGATTTGTGTGCCTATCACATCCAGGGCGTCATAGCCCGCCAACGCCACTTTGTGAAAGTAGCTGGTCATATAAAACGGGTCGCTGGCCGTGCCGGTGCCCAAAATAATCTCGATGCCGCTGGTCGTGAAAACCATCAGCCCACCATCCTGCACCGTCACTGCAACGAGCCGCGCCGGCTTTGCGGGCGGAGTGTTAAAGCTCAGCGGGGCAAAGGCGGTGTTGCCGTTGCCCACCACCGCATCTGGCCCCTGCGATCGCACCACGCGGCCCCCCACGGCCGCCCAGACGCGTTCCAGGTGGTAGACGGGCGCAACCATCCCCGCGGGCGGTGGGTCGTTCTGGTGGGCCTCTGGGGCCGCAATAAAGGCATTCAGCGCGCCGCCGCCATTGGCGCTGGTATCAGGTATACCCAGTTCGTTGTAGCTGAAAACTCCAGCCAGGCCGTCCACGGGTATCTGGTCTTCCAAAATCAGCGTGCTTTGCCCCTGCGGGGTGCGCCAAATCCAAATCTGGTCAATCTGCGGGTCGGGTGTAAAGGGTGCCGTAAGTTGAATATAGGTGATAATTCCCCATCCCAGCGCAATCGCAGGCCCCAAAATCCCGCCATAAATCGTCACAATCTGGCTGGCGGTCGAAACACTTCCATCAATTGCATGAGTTGAAAAGCTATAGCTGATCGGCGCTGTGGTCAGCTTCACGCCAGCGCCCAGGTTGGTCCAGGTCAGCGCGCCGTCCGTCGTGGTTCCTCCGGTCGCCGCATTCCACACTGGCACAGTCCCGCCAGAGCTTCCCCCGTTGCCTGCGGTCACCAGTTGCAGGTTGTTGTTGGTGTCCAATATCACGGCAAACTGACCGGCTATCTGCGGCGATCCAAAAAGGGTTGTCGGCGCCCAACTGCCAATCGTTCCCCAGTTCTGCCATATTGCCGTACCATCGGTGGTCTGCGCCAAAATCGAAGAAGTTGAAACACCAGGAAAGGTAGGGTAAACCAGTCCGCTTGTTCCCGCTGTTGAAACCACCTCGATGTTCTGGTTGTTATCTAAAATGCTATACAGCGCGCCCAGCGCGTGCGCGGGCCGCCAATAGCGGGTTCCAATCAGCTGGGTCAGCGTGATGTTATTTACCGCTGGCGATGCCAACCCCCAGTTTTCAACGGCCGTCCCATAACATTTCCATTGCTGCCCGCCGTCGGCCGTCACCGCAAATTCCACGCCGCTGAAGGTGGGCGCTCCGCCTCCAGTCGTGCCGTTGCCCGTCGTCCCGCTGCCCGTGTCCAGCGCATAGGCATAAGGCGCGTGCGAAACCCCAATGGTAAAAATCCCCAGCGTGGTTGACAGAATCGTGGCCACCGCATAGGTGTTGCCGTTCAAATAGCTCCCCGGTCCTGTCAACCCGGCAAATGTAACTTTCACGCCTTGCAGGTTGGTAAAGTTAGCCGGCACATTCTGCGGGTCTACCCAAATCACCACATTGGTGCCGAAGCTTTCGGTCGCCACCACAGTCATGGTGATGCCGCCCAGCGCCATCTGCATCGTGCCGGGCTCCGCGCCCACGTTGATCAGCGTGCCTGGCGGCACATTGGTCGCGGCTTGCCATCCTCCCGGCATCAGCCATTTTTTCAGGTCCACGCCGTCGCCAAAATACAGGCTGGTTCCCACGCTCAAAAAGCTGGTCTTGCCCGCGCCCGCGCTTTTGGTGAAGATGGCGCTCTGCTGCCCGGCGGTGGCGTCATAAATCGTCGCCGCAGAGTCGGCAATCAGCCGTATCACTTCGCTGCCTGTGTTGTTTGTTGATTTGAAGCTATAAAACCGCCCAATCGGCGGAAAGGTGTTTGAGTTATAAACACTGGTGCCCGGCCTGCGCCCGTCGGTCAACCTGGCGGTGATCTCGCGGTTGATGCCGTCCAGCATCGAGTCAAAGCGAGATCCTAAGTAAAACCTTTTTACCAGGTAGGCCGTCGCCGCATCGCGAATGGGCGAGCGCTGCGTCCACAGGCCGGTAAACTGCTCGCCCTGCATATTCAGCGCGCCATAGCGCGTCGGATTGCTGATCGCTCCGGTGGCGGCAATTGGTCCTGGCATCTATTGCCCCCGTCCCGCCACGCCGCCATTCACCGCGCTTGCGCTGCGCGCGGCGGTGCGTGTGGCCGCTAGCCAGTCGCCCAAAAATATCGCCTTCTGCTGCTCGTCTAGGCCATCCTGCGCGCCCAGCAAACCGGCCACAAAGTCTTTCTCCCAGATGGTAAAGCGGGCGTCATTCACCAGCAGCGCCGCCAGCGCCAAAAAGCCTTTGTTATAGATATATCCGCACTCATCCGGCACACAGCCCCAGGGGTTTGCCCAGCTCGTGATCAGTTGCGCCTTCTGCTGATAGTCAAACCATGCGGTGTAAGCCTGGTCCGGAATCGAATTAAAGCGGAAGGTGATGTTCCCCGCATTGTCGTCATATACCGGCGCAACCTTTGTTGGCCTGCGCGTCGATCCAATCTTGGGCAGGCTCACTTCGCCGCCCAACTCGAAGATCTGCCCCGTCGCGTTGGTCAGCCATTGTGTCTCAATCCATCCCAGCGTGGGCACGCTCACCGCGTAGTCTGTGCTTCCTGCTGTGTTAATCGCCACAGCCAAGCTGGCGCGGTTTTGCCGCCACTTAAAGGGCGGGGCTAGTATGCGCTGCAGCACAATATTCGCGGCGGTCAGCCCCGGCTCCTGCCCATTCACATTCAAACGCTGATTTTTAATCAGCGTCTGGGCAAAAACCACCGAGTTCATCACGTTCTGGGTTACCGCCATCGCAGCCTCAAATCGGGTGATCCGCCGTATAAGGCGCGTCATTCTGCCAGCGCCGCTCCACGGCCTGGTTAATCGGCACCATGCTATAGGCGTCCGGTTCTTTGTTGCCCTGCCCAGTCATCACCACCAGGCTTTTCAGCCAGTCCATCTTTGCCTGTTCGCCGCGCTTCATGTCGCCGGGGTTGGGGCTGGCTTTAAACATCGCCGCCTCCATGCCCGCAAAAAAGTGACGGCTAAAGCTGTCCGGAATCGGGTTCAGCGTCTGCGCCATCTTGGCAAACTTGGGCGGCTCAATTTGAAAATACGGAATGATCTGGTAGTTGGGGCTGGTCGCGTTGGGCAGCCAATCCATCCTGAAGCCCTGCGAGGTCGGGCTTACCACCGTCCAGGTGACGGTCCCGTCGGTCACGGTCACCCCTTCCGCGCTGTTCACGGGCAGCACGGGCGCGGCGGCTCCGGTCACGCCAAAGCCGGTCACAATCAGCAGGTTCCCGTTGGCGTCCACCATGCTCATCAGCGGGTTTTGCGGGTTGCTCACGGTGGTGAGCAGGGGGTGATACGTGACATTCTGGCCTGGCCAGCTGCCAAAGCCCAGGTCGCTGTTATACATCCAGCAAATCGAGCTGGGCCGCCAGCGGCTCAGGCTGGTTCGGGTCAGTTGCCGCTTCCAGGTGATGGCTCCGTCCCAGTTCAGCGGCTTGGGCATCACGGTGTTGTTAATGTCGAGTATGTCGCAGTCTTCTCCCCAACCAATGATCCCCGCCGTCTGCACACTCTGTGGATAGTCCTGCTGCCAGCTATTGAGCTGGAAGGGTTTGGCCACAGCGCGATTAAATTTCCAGTTAAATCGGGTAATGTCGCCTCGGGCGCTGATGGCCCCGGCCAGCAAGTCGGCCATCACCTCGTTGCCCAGCTCCAGCGCCAGCCCGTCGCCATAGCCTGCGGGGCCGCTGCGCGGGTCGGGCACGCCTTTCGCCGCGATGGCGTCTATCACGGATTCCAGCGTGATGGTCGAATTGGGCAAGGTTGGCCTACTTCTTCTTTTCTTTTTTCTTGCGGTCTTCTTTCTTGATCTCTTTCTTTGTTTCCTTTTTCTTGATCTCTTTCTTTGTTTCCTTCTTCTTCACGGCCATGGCTGGCTCCTTTCGTCTCTCTGTGATTCAAGTTGTGCCCATTCATCGCGCTTTTTGCGATGAGTGGGCGGGTGCTTTCCGGGGTCCCCGGCGACAGGTCTTCGTCGCTGGGGTGGTTCAGTTCACAATCTCCATCAGCGCGGTTTGCAGTTGCGCGCTGGGCACGGCGGCTGACGCGGCAATGGTCACGGCCAGGGTCAGCGCCTGGGTCAGATCGATCGCTGCCGTCGATGTGGTGATCTTCGCGGGCACGCTGGTTCCCACAAAGGTGGTAAAGTTCGACGCGATCGAAACGCCCAGCACCACGCCCGCGCTGGGGTTGGTCCAGGTGCTCTTGGCAATGTTCGTGTCCGTCGATGCCGCCAAAAACGTGTAGAGTGCTGTTGCGGTGGCCGTTGTCGTCGTCCCCAGCGCCACCTGGTTGCCCACCGGCGTGCCACCGTTCACGATAAAAGTCACCAGCGTGCCGTTCACCGTCACGGTGTCGCCCACGGCGGGGTTGGTGCCTATGGTCACGGTATCCGCCGCCACATTGGTGTCCACATATTCGGTCACCGCTCCGGCGGCGGCGGTGCCGATGTTGGCGCCCACCCAGCCATGAGTGGTCACCGCCGAAAATCCTCCGCCCTTGTTGCCGGCGGGCACATAGAGGTCAAACTCAAACTGGATGGGCAGGTTGGTGCTTGCGGCGGTGTTGGTCGCGGCGGTGGTGATGGTCGCCAGCGTCACGCCGCCCAGGGTCACAGCCAGGCTGAGGGTGGCCACGTTGCCGCCGGTAGACGAGTAAATCAGCCAGCCAGAGATCCTGAACCAGCGCCCGACCACGTTCAGCACGCCAGCATTCAGCGCCTTCGAAAGCAGCGTTTGCGCGGTGGTGATAGCGGTCAGCGCCACCTGCGGGCCAATCGCGGCCAGGGTTACTCCGGGCGTCAGCAGTTGCTTGTTATTGTTCACCACGCTCATCACGCCATTCTGCGCGTCCACCACCAGCGCTCCCGGCGAGTCATAAGCATCGGTTCCCGATAGAGCCAGCGGTCCGTTTTGTATCCTGTCAGCGCCCATGGTCTTTTCTCCTCATTTCACTTTTTCACTCGTTCACTGTTCTTAGCTTCTTCCGCCTACATAGTGAAAAACTAGTTTGCTGGTTCCGTCCCCGCCGGTCAGGGCCACAATGTTGATCCTCAAAAACAACACCGGCTTCGCGGTCACAAACTCACTGCCGCTGGCGGTGCAAGCCACCGGGCTAGAAACATCCACGTAATACCAGTTCACGCCGTCGCTCGATCCCTGCGCGTTAAAGGTGCAGGTGCTGAAAGCCGTCCCGCTGGCAGTCCAGTCCACGGTATAGTTTCCCGGCCGGGGCGCTCTCAATCCATCCGCAATCACATAACTTCCCAGTTGTCCGGTTACGGTCGCGTTGCTTACCGGCACAAAGTTATAAGTCAGCGCCGAGCTCAGCACCACCTGTCCCAGCGCGGCCGTCGCCATGCTCAGCATCAATACAGCTACGATCGCGATTCGTTTCATGATCCCTCTTCTGACTCGGTTATTCTTGCAAAAGCAAACCGGGCAATCTCTTCCGCGTGGCGCAATTCCCCATCGATAACAAACACTGAAAAACCCTTCACCTTATCGTTGATATACCAGTGGTGGTCAGCATTCGGCCAGGCCCCCGGCGGTGTCAGCTCATAGCGTTCCATGGTTTCAGGCCACCTGCCGGTTATCCAGCCCCTGCGCATAGCCGTCGCAGGGCGCGGGCATCACCATGTTGTTGCCGTCCTTGCCCTGAAAGGCAAAGGTCTTGCCGCAGTGCATGGGGTTGGCCGCTTCCGGCGTGAGCTGGTCCTGTGACAGTTCCTTCAGCCGCTCAAACTCGGCCAGATCCTTGTTATAGGCCTCCACGCGGGCCTGGGCTTGCTGCTTGCTTTCACCCTTTCTCATGCCGGGGTTTTTGTCGCCTGGGAAGGGGCTGAAGACGCGCAGCGGGCAGTTGGCGCACATCACCAGCTCACGGTTATCCGGCAAAATCACCACCCGCAGCGCGCTGGGCCCCCCGCCTTTTCTTTCCCGTCCAGGGCTTCCACCCTGGCGGTGGGTGCAAGTGGCAATCACCGCGCGTTTCTCCGCATGGTCGGCCCTCAGCTGCGCCAGGTTCTGCTCGTTCTGGCGCAGCTTGGCGCCCCTGCGCGCGCGATATTCCTCGTTTTGTTCGCGCACCTGCTCCAGTTGAATCTGCGCCGTCTCAAGCTGAATGCGCTTGATCTCAGCTTCAATCTCTTGCAGCCCTTTTTCGGCCATGGTTCGCTCCTTTTAGCGGGGTAAGCCTTGTTAGCGTTGCTCGCGGTGTTAGCGGGGTTAGTCCGGGCTTTTAGCTCCGCTAACTCCGCCAACGCCGCTATTCACCCCTTCGGTTTATAGCCCCCCGCATAGGCCACGGTGGGCGTTTTTGTTCCCACCGCGGCTTTGGCTGGCGCAGCCGCTGCTGGTTGCAGCGCGGCCGTTACCACCGGTTTCACTCCCGGCGCCAGGGCTTTGGTTTCCGTCACGGGCAGCGCAACCTCAAAAATCACGCCATGAGTTTCACAATCCCAAATCTCCCGGGTTGCGTCCGTTCTTTTCACGCCCAGATTTCCGCATCGCGGGCAAAATTTCTGGTCAGCCATGGTTCGCTCTCCCTATAACGTTGTTAGCGGTGTTAGCAGGGTTAGCGGAGTTAGCGGTGTTAAAAACCCGGCCTAACTCCGCCAACTCCGCCGCTTTACGTCGTCTGCGGCACGGCCACCGCAATCCTCGCCCTGCTAGTCGCTACCGGGTCCGGTGTTAGCCCAATGCCCAGCACGCAGTTATAGCCGGTTCCGGCCATAATCAGCCCGTTGGGGTCATAGGCGGTCTTGGCCACATATTCGCCAGCCCACAGATTCATGTTTTCCCAGCGCGGGTCAATCTTGGTGTGGCGCTTATTCGGAAAGTTGATAAACACCATGGCCTGCTTGCCGGCCAAATAAGTGCTCACCCCGGTGGTTCCACCGCCCTGCCAGTTGGCATACTGCGTCTGATTGGTGCTCTGCCGCCAGCGTGCGCCAAAAAGTTCCAGAATCTTTGTCGCGCCCTGGCCCTCATCGTCCATTGTCAGCTCTTCCAGCTTCAGTTGGCCGGCGTCGGTGTGCTTCCAAATGTCCACGACGCTGTTGTTGCTGTTGTCGAGCTGCAGGTCGCCCACAAAAAACGGATGAATCGAGCCGTTGTAGGTGCCAGATTCCATCGGGGGCACGGTTGCGCCGCTCAAGCTGGCGGGCATCTGCTCAATGATGTTCTTGCCAAAGGCATAGGGCGCAACCAGGCTGTCCTGGTTGGCGGTGCGCGTGTCAAAGGTGCGCAGATAGTCGAACATATACATCACCAGGTCATCCACCGTCTGGCCTAGTTGGTAGGCCATGATGCGGCGGTTTTCCTCCAGGTCGTTCGAGATCGAAGTCATAAACGCCAGGTCGGAGATGTTGTTATAGTTCGCCCATTGCCCCACCACAATGTCCCTGAAGTTCACATTGATCTGCTCAGGCGAGTTGATCGTTCCTTCCGTCTGCTGCGCGGTGTCCGCGCCCAGCGGGATGCTCATAAAGTTGCGGAAGGTCTGGCCGCTTTTTTCCGGCAGGTCCATGTGGGTGCAAAGCAGCAGCTTGTTCAGATACATATACAGCCACTGCATAAACACACGGTTATAGTGAATCGTCAGCCGCGCCTGGGGCATGTTGGCGCTGGTCTGCGCCGCCGGGCTGGCGCCATCGCAAAACACCTGCGCGTGGGCGGCCAGTGTGGCCGCGTGCAGCGCCAGTGAGGCGGTCACGGCAATCGCGCCGCCCACGGCGGCCACAAACTGCAAAATCGGCCACAGCAGATACTTCACCAGGCCATAGCTCAGTCTAGTTGTCCATGTGCTTCTCATCGCCCGTGTCTCCCGGGCTTGGGTTCAGCCTTCAGGCCGTGGCCCGCGCCCCAGAGAAGTAGACTTCGCACGCGCGGATATATTCGGGGGCGTCAAACACCTTCCTGCGCTCCCGCTCCGGCATGGTTCGGATCTGCTCCTCGGTATATTTCAAAGCCCTTGTCTGCACGGTCTGGGGCGCGGTAAATCTCAAGCTGCTCGCGCCGGTCGCAAACCGTGTGCCTCTGGGCCTCTCCGGGGGCTGAACCTGGCTCTCGCCAGGAAGTGCGGTGAGGGTGGTCTGGTTGTTATTGATAGCGGGCTCGCCTGTTCTCTCAAACAGCAACCCGTCGGCATATAGCTGCTCAAAAGCAGCCCTTAAAATCTCTTTGGTCACCTGGCCGGGCTTGCCGCCCGCCATTCTGATGGCTTTTTCACCCACCAGTTGCCGGTTCCCTGGGTGCGGATAAAACTCCGGCGTCTGGTTCTCCCACTCCATGGCCAGCACGGCATAGTGCCTTCGCGCCTCTTCCACCGGGTCAATCCCGGTGGCGGCTTCATAAGCGGTGGGGATAGAAGCCGTGGACCGCCGCGCCAAAGCCAGTTGCGCGTTCGCATTCTGCCGCGCCAGCTTTTCAAACACTTCGCCCTGGTTGGCTCCATAGGTATAAATCGGGTTGGTGCCATCCTCAAGGTCGGTCACCCAGCACACGGTTCCAGGCTCAATCGGCTGCCCGTTCCATCGCGTCTCTGTCCAAAAACCCTTCATGCCGTTCCCCTGTGTGAACCAAGTGCAATTTATGTGCGGATCAAATGCAAATCCAGCACAAATCAGATGTGCCCCATTCATCGGCGTTTTTGGCTGATGAGTGGGCGTAGCTTACAGCTCGCAGCCTTTCTGGCTGGTTATAGCTTCGTGGCCTTCATGCGCGCCATAAAACCTGCCAGAGTGGCCCATGTGCTCGCGCGGCCCGTTGTGCTCGCCGCCCTTGTGGGCCTTCAGCGCATTCTGATACGCGCCAATCGCGGCGCCTTTGCCTTTCGCGGCTTCAATCTTCTTAAAGTTGCCGGTGGTCTTGGTGCGTCCCAGCGCGTGCACGGCGGCGCGGCCGTGCGCGCCTTCCGGCTTATGCCCTTTGCTAGGCGGGTTCAGTTTCATTTCCTTGGCCATTCTAAGCCTCCTCGCGCGCTTTTCTGTCTTCCATCAACTCAATTTCAACCATCACGTTCATCTGAATCCTGAGCTGTTTCCAAACCTTCACCATCAGCCACGCCTGGGCAATCTCGTCTTTTTTCGCCAGCGGATCGTCTTCAGAAAGTGAAGTTGCTGCCCTTACGTGGCTTAGTGTAGCCCTTTCCAGCAATTTTTGCAGCACTGGCCAGCCCACACCCTGCCGCAGCTCCCTCAGCGCCGCCCGTTCCTCGGCCGTCAGCGGCCGCTCAGCGTCGGTAATTCTTGCAGCCGGTTCCTGCGCAATCACACTTGCCAGCCCCATGCCAAACTCCGGCGCGCGTCCTTCCTTCAGCGCCTCGAGCTCCGGGTTCAGCGGCACGCCCGCCAGATATTTTTCATGGTTGCTGGGCATGGTTTCTTTCTCTAAGCATAAATCTGGGTGCCCCCGGTCCCTGGCTTTTAGGGGCCCGGGGATCTTCCAGTCTTAGAAACCCACCTTGATGCTGCTCAGCACCGGGGTCGGCGGTGGAACCACCGGAATCGCAACGGTCACGGCTTCGGTGTCGGTCAGCGTCACGCCTTCGGCGGTGGTCAGGGTTGCGGTCACGTTGATTACGCCGTTGGCCACGGCTGTCACCAGGCCCGTAGCCGGGTCAAAGGTGGCAACCAGGCCATCGGTGTCATCAACGCTAAAGGTTGGGGTTGGAATCGTGCCTGTGAATGGCTCGCCAAACTGATCGAAACCAAGTACAACGGCGGTTGCGGTCTGTCCGACGGTGGTCAGAGTAATGGGTCCTGCGATTGACATACGTTCTCCTTCAAAAAACATGATTTTGATGTTAAACAGTTGGGGCGGCGCAACCTCGCGGCGAATTTCTCGCACTTCGTGAAGGATGTGTCCAAGCACTTCCAAAATCCGTTTTTCCTTTTTCATCGCACCCTCCGCCTAAAATATACACCCGCTTCGTTTTCCCAATCTGAGCTTTTTTAGCCGCCTACGCCACCTTGCAGCTCGCCCGTGTCGGTGTTGCGTTCCAGGTGCCCTTCGGCGTCGGCCAGTTCCTCAGGTCCAATCTTGTCCAGCGCCTTTTCCACCAGCGTGTTCTGCAGCTCTTGCGCGCCTTTGGCCTGCACCTCCGCAATTTTGTTTTTCCCGCGCAGTTGCTCCTGGGCAATCGCGGCCTGGCCGCGCTGCGCGCCCTGGCTCATCTGCTGCACCATCTGCTTTTCCTCGGGCGAGAGCGGCACAAAAATATCCTGCCAGCTCTGCAGCTCGCTCATCCGCTGGAAGACATCTTCAATACTCTTGAAGTTGATCGTCCAGCCCTTCTCATGCAGCCATTGCATCAGTTGCGGCTGCTGCACAATCTGAAGCAAAAACGGAATCAGCTGTAAAATCGCGGCCCGCGCCGCCAGCTTCTGGCCTGCCAAAATCTTGATCTCAAAGCGGGCATCCAAAAACTCTTCCACCTCAATTTCGTCAATAATCGCCTGGCCAAACTTGTCGCTGAGAATCTCGCGAATCTCCCAAATCGGCATATCTTCCAGCACGCGGTCGTGCAGAAACATCAGCCAGCGTTCTACCACGCCCTCAAGGTGCGCAATCGGGTCCGAGACATTCTCATCCGCCTTGCCGCCCGCCCGCTGCACGCCCGCCGCGGTGCGCATGGCGCTTGAGCCTGCGGTGTTCACATTGCCCTGCATGGCAATCGAATCCGCGCCCACCAGGTTTTCGCCGCCCTTGTGCGCCAGGTCAAGCAGCCGCCAGGCCTCGGGCGGTATCTCCGGCATCTTCATAAAGCCGAAGGCTTTGTTAATGTCGTGGCTCGGCCCGGTGTCTATTCCAAGTAGCTGCCCCAATCCCACAACCATGTTCTGCGTTGGCGCATTGCCTGCGCTCCGGTCATAGAGCAAAGGCGCATTCAGCGGAAAGGCGATCATCTTCAGCGCTTCATTCAGCGTGCCCTGCTCAATCCTCTGGTCGCCCGCGTTCAGCCTGCCTTGCCCCAATCCATAGCCGCATTTCGGAATGTTCCACCAGGTTGCGGAGTAGCCCAGCGCATGGTCGCCAATGCCGTGCTTGCCGTTTCTAATCGTCCTCCGCCGCCCCTGATAACACAACACCTCGGTCACTTTGTCCGCATTCCAGCGGCTGATCTTCATTAGCGGCTTGAGACTCGGGTCCTGGCTGATGTTTTCGTTCTCTCCCGCCGCATGCAGCACAATGGTGCTCTGCGAGTTCATGCTCTGGGCCACGTTCGTGCCCACCGGCGCGTCGCCGCGCGGGCTGGTCTCAAAGAAAAATGTCTTCAGATCTTCATCGCTGGGAATATTGTCAACCAGTTTACCGTCTTCATTTTCGTGCTTATAGCATTCCATTCCGCGCATCTGTTGCAGGTCCTGCAGCGTCACATAATCCACGTCAATGCGATACACACCGGTCAGATCCGGCCTTCCCGGCGTCCGCCATGTCTCGGCATACATCGTCGTGCCCAGCTCGCGGAATTCAAAGGTCGGCCAGCTTTCGGTTACCTCTGTTTCTTTCACCAAAAAGTCATCGCTCTTCCATGTGTTCACTTTCCGGGGCGGTCCCAGAGGCATGTCGATGTTCTTTGGCTGCTCTTTGCGGTGGCGGGTTTTTCTGATCGTCGTCTTCTCGTCCCAGTTGGGCACGCAAATCATCGTCCCTTGCAGCACCTGGCATTCAATCGCCAGGCTCATCTGGTATTCAAACTCCGCTCGTTCGCACAGCACGCTGAAGAGTTCCGTCCAGGCATTGATGATCAGTTCAGAGTTTGGGTCGCCTGCCAGTTTGCCCCGTGGCTCCAGCACAAATGGGTTGCTGTCGCCAAAGAGGCCTCGCTTTACCTGGTTGCTCATGGTGTTGCGGTTTTTTGCCACCAAAAAGCGTGAAATCCGCGCCGGCCGGTTGCTGTTTCGCCAGTCGCGATCATAGTTGGGGCTTTGATAGAGATAATCCACATACTGCCATTCGGCCAGCCAGCTGTTGGTGTCAATCCACTGTGCGCAGCTCTGGTAGTCCATCCAGGCAATCGTTCCCGCGGCGTCATCGTCAAAGGCGGGCGAACTCACGCCTCCCGGCTCCAGCTCCACCTGCGTCTTGCGGATCTCCGGCGTCAGCTCATTGCCCAGCGGCATTCCGTCGCCAGAGATCTTGCCCGCGATTTCGAGGCTAGTCGCCATGTTTTGGCTCCGCCAGTGCATAATCCATCTTTACCTTGATAGATTGGAAGGCAAACCGGATCGCGATGGTCTCTTTTGATTGCTCTGGGTCAGCGTCGGCTTGGGCCACAGCTTCTGTCATTGCCAGGCTAAGGTACTTGCATTCCTCTTTTGTGAGATCGACTTTCATCCATCCAATCCTCCCGGCATCGCCGGCAAGCTGAAGTTACTCACGCTGCTCATCGCCGCCAAGTGCGCATCCGCCTTCTGACGCGCCTGTTCGTCCACTGAGTTCATGCCCTGCTGGTCAAGAAACGCCGAAATCAGCGCATCGTCCCGCCGCCGCCGTTGCCATTCCAGCTCTTCTTCGGTCATGTTGGCCCGCATCTGCGACAACGGCACCAGGTCGGCAAATTTCGAGATGCAGTCCACAATGCCATTCTGTTCCATCAAACCAAAATGCACAAACTGGCTCTGGCATTCCGCTGCCTTGCCCATGCCCGTTGAAAACAGCACGCGCCCGGCCTTCATCAGCGGCTCCAGTTGCTCCATGCTGGCGGCGGCGCGGGCGTCGTCCTCTTCAAAATCCAGCCATTGCATCCTCACGCTGCGGTTTCTGCGCAGGGCTTCGTTCCTCACATGATTCATCACATACTCAGAACCCGGCACGGCCACAATCATCACCCCGTCGGCGTCATGCGCTTTTGCCTGCGCCACAATCTTCTCCGCTTCGTTGCTCGGGGCATAGTTGCCCTGCCATGCGTCGAGCACAAAAATCTTCCCGTCCAGCACCTTGGCCACGGCCCCTTCGGCAAATTTGGCCATCGAGTTTTTCCCGCCATAGCGCGGCCTCCACACCAGATACGTTTCCCCGCCCAGCGGAATCCTCTCCGGAGCAATCAAGCAGCTCCGATAAAGCTTTTCATCAAACCGCGCCGTCGCCCCGCCCTGCGGGTCATTCTGGTCCTGCCCCATAAACACTTCAAAATTGTCTATAAATCTGCTGCGCAGACTGCTGTAATCCATATCTCGCAGCTCGGGGAAATTGATCACTAAATCATTTTCAGCAGGGAATTCACCCGGCAATAATCGGGTCCCATTTTTCACTGTGCAGGCGCTTCGGATCAAAATCTTCCACCCAGCGGCTTCGGGGTTTTCGCGGTCTATTCCTCGCAAAATCTCGCCATAAAGATCAAAGGGATGGTAGCAAGTTCCACGAATGTTGATGTAGCCGCCTTTGCGGAGTGTGTAGACATTCGTGAAATAGGTATCAATCACTCCTCTGCGCACATCATTGCTGGCGTGAATGCCGCTGTTTTTGGTGTCCACCATGTCATCGGGGTTAATCACCCATGGGTGCCAGCCCGATTGCGTCGAATCGGGCGACGTAAAACTGATCGTCTTATCCAGGTCGCCGTCGCCTGCTTCTCTCCGGTTGGGCGCGTCCCACATGCCTGTCGGCATCTTATCCACCACCAGCTCGGGAAACATCAAATGCAGCGGCTTTGATGGCATTCCTTTCGCGCGATAAAAATACTTCGCAATGGCAATGCTGATCGCTTGCGCCAGCGGTTGGGTGGCAGTTTCGTTGAGCATGGTTATCTCGGCAGAGAAAGCCAGCAGCCATTGCATCGAATCGACGCGGCCCAGCGTCGTTTTGAAGGTTCCGCGCGGGTCCAAGTGCATTCGCTTCTTGATCGGGTGCTGGTCGCGAATTGAGATGTTGGGGTTTTTGGGAAAGTAAAGATCGACGGTCGGTCGGTGGATGCGTTCCACAAAGTCGTGAAAGCCCATCAACTCAGCGAGAAAAAAATGATCGGTAAAGCAGCGGTGGCGCATCTCTTCCTGATACGCGCCATCCTCTGCGAGCCGGGCAATATCAAGTGTCAATGCTATCCCTGGGGCATTCCCCCGGCCTGCTGAGGCTGGCCGCCTTGTGGCTCGGGTTCATCGCCGCCGCCATCCGCTCCGCCTTGGCCGACGCCGAAGGGCGCCTGGTTCATGCCAAACTGCTCAGCCACATGCTGCCCGGCCTCTTCAGGGTTGGCGCTGGTCGCCACCGGCCCGCGCTCCGGAAGCGTAAAAGGCGCATCTTTATGCTCTTTGTAGGTGTGGTGATGCACAATCGAGCCATCGTGCGCCTGCGTCGAGCGGATTTCATGCAGATGCAGCCGCTTCTTGCCTTTGCCCTCGCTCTTTTCGCCGTCTTTCTTCTCGCCTTCGCGCTCGCGCTTGGGCTCTTCCTTGCCCTCTTTTTCCTTCGCCATGGTGTCCTCAATGGTGGGCGGCCTTCCACCGCCCTGTGCTGGCTTTAACCCAGCTCTTCCCGATTTCCACCCGCATCGGAACCATGCGCGGCCGGCGCGTCCCGGTTACCCCTGGTTTCTCCCGCGCAAGCCACCATTGACGCATAGCCTGTCGAGCGGGTTCACTGCCGACAATCGCCCAAGGGCCTTAGGCTTCACCAGTTCTAGGAGCAGCCGCTGGGAATCTTAACCCGCGTTGAATTTCTGAATGTTGATCACGGTGGCTGCCGCGCCTGCAGCTGCGCCGCTTGAGGTCACGCTCAGCGAAAAGTTCAGCACCGGGTTGGCCAGGTTTGAGATCCCGGTCAGCACGTTGCTCACGGCAATCTCTGGGTCAATCACGTTGTTGATCATCTCGCCAGCTTTGCCAGTCAGCTTGCCGCTCATCGAGTCGTAAATCAGCGTTGCGTGGATGAAAAACGGTGCGGTGGCTGAGTTCTGCGTCACAGCTGAGGCTGTCTTGTGCAGCAGGTTCCCGGCGGTCACGGCGGCCAGAGCATCGGCATAGAGCCCCAGCACGATGGTTCCCGATGCTCCGGTCTTGATGTACCCGGAAATGAATACATCAAAAACAGTCTGCTCTAGCCCTGTGTCCGGCGGCAGGGGAACGGCAAGTGCAACTGCCGAATTAAATGGGTTGAGGATCTTCGCTTCAGTTGCGGCAACAAATGTCTGGCTCACTGGAAGCACCGCCGCCCCGCCTGCTTGCACGTTCAGGGCGCTCTGAGCCGCGGAGTTCGCCGCACCTGTAGTTGGGCCGTATGGCCTGTCCGACAATGACATAATTTTCTCCTCTTCACGCCAAACCAGCGTCAAACAAAGAATCTCCCTTTTTCAAAAATTTAGCAAGTTACGCGGTAATGCTTTAAGCTTCAGCATCTGCCTCAAGCATCTCCGGTTCCACCTTCTTTTTCCGCCCCTGCGTAAATCCCTGGCTTCTTCTCCAGGCGGCAAACTCGGCCCGTTCTGCCGGTGTGCTGGGCCGATTGCAGAGTCGGCATTTGCTCAAATCCCGCAGCCGTCTACGCTCCAGCGTCAGTATCTTCGAGTGCTCCTCTGAGCATGTCACCGCCTTGCGGATCACTCGCGCCGGGTCAATATGTTCGCCGCACACCACACAATAAAAAACCTTCAGCGCCTCGCGCCGGTCAATCTTCTTCACGTTCGGCATCATGATCCTTTCTCAGCTCTGCTTGGCCTTCTATCCAACCGAAAAAATACCCTACTCCAAGCAAAAAAATCGCCCCCCAGAAACCCGGCATTTTGTTCTCCTCTCAGTAATCCTTGACAATCGCGGCTGAAATCTGCACCCGCTCAGGCTCGCCATAAAACTTGTTGATCTCACAGCTAACCACCTGGCAATCGTCCGCGTAAAGAATGCCTGTCAGGGCGTCTGTTGTAGATCGCGCCAGCTTGTCATAGTCAGGTTTCACCACCGGATAGACGCGGCTTTTCGGCGCTGACTTCGGGCGGCTAAAAAAGAATGTGAGTCCCAGCCTGACCGGCGTTTCCGCAGGCGCAAACACGTCGTGAACTCCCGCCGCCGCCCGCGCTCTCAACGCCTCAAATCCAACCTGGTTGCGGTAAGGGTGGGTGCGCTTATTGTCGGCTTTGAATATCGTGCCTGGGCTGCCGTCGTCTCGCGTAATCGCCACGCCGCTCATGCTGCCCTGCGGCGCTGGCTTGCACTCCACGGTGAAGTTGATCGAGGTGGGTCGCATCGGCGCGGATGCACCAGCGGCCTGATTTTCCACAAAGGCTGTCCATGCCTCGCGCTCCGCTTTTCGATTCATTTTCGGCATTGGTTTATCTGTTGGTGCATAGTTATGATATATTTCTGAAACATGAAAAGCAATACAAAAATACCGCAAAAAAAAACCGTTAAATCTAATCCTTCTAAGCTGATTCGGTTTGAAAGCCAAGAACAAATTGATTTGATCCAAAATGCCGCTCGGCGGCGCGGATTGAGTTTTACAGCGTTTGTGCGCCTGGCATCGGTGGGCATGGCCCATCGAGTTCTTGAAGCACCGGCTGAAGAGTTGCTGGGCAAATTTTTCCCTTCTGTTGAGAAAAATTTAACACTTTAGTTCCACGTTGACTGTTTTTGATAGTTGCTCAATTTATTCCTGTTTGGGTGTTGTCTTTGATGATGCTCCAAGCATTTCGACGCGCATCGCGGCCAAGGCCTGAGCCCGATGCTCCAAGCATTTCGACGCGCATCGCGGCCAAGGCCTGAGCCCGATGCCTGGAGCATTTCTATGAAATCTGGAAACTCCCCGCAAAGCCTCAAAATTGATTTTTGGATGCCGCTCTACATCGGGGCATACCTTCAAGACACAGCTCAATTAAGCGCCGAAGAATCTGGAGCTTATCTCCATCTCCTCATGGAATATTGGGCGCACGGTCCACTCCGGAACGATCCCATCAGGCTTACCAGAATCGCCAAATTAGAGCCGAATGCTTGGAGCATTGCGCAAGCAATTCTAAGCATGTACTTCGTTTTAGGTGAGGATGGGCTATTCCACCAGAAAGGCGCGGATCGTCGGCGGGAGGCATGGCTTGATAAACGATTGAAAGCGCATGAGAAAGCTCAAAAAGCGGCGCGAGCGCGATGGGGCAAACAAAAAGCGAAACAGGGCCAGAAAACCGATGCTCCAAGCATTACTCAAGCAATGCCCATTACCGGTATAGAAGAACAAAAGCAAGGGCTACCCCCCCCATCCCCCCCGCTGAAAAGCGCGGGTGGGCTTGCGCTTGAAACCCACCAGGCTGGCGCGGCGACCCCGGCAAACTCTAAAGGAAACAAAGAGCGAAAACGCACCACAGGCGCTCAGACGCGCCAAAATTCTCCGAACGATGGGAAGGCGGGCGGCGGTCGCGTTGTGAGCGTGGTGGCCCCTGCAAAAAATATTGCTGGGGTGTTTAACGCAGGGGTAACATCTCCGGAACACCGAAACGGATTTGATCGGCGTCACGAGCGTTTTCGCGAGGAGGTTTTCAGCTTCTGGCGCGAGATGAATCCTGACGATGAGGAGTGCCCTTGGAAGGGCGGGGATCGCGCCTTGGCAGCGCTGCTGGCCGATGCTCCAAGCATGGCGCTGGCGGAGTTCAAGCGGCTACTTAAAAACCGGGCGCTCTCCGAGGTCAACGCGGCGGCGCTGCCGAGCAGTTGGCTGCGCAAGCTCAAAGAGTATTCGTCAGGGTCGCTGGATCGCTTTGGCAAGCCGCTGCGCGGTGGCCGCACCTTATAGAGAGCGCGTTTTAAATAATTGCACAGGTAGCAAATAATAAGTCGTTCTACCGTTATCCCTGCTGGATATGATTTGGCGAGTCTCGCATTCTCTCGCTTAAAATTGAATGAATTGAAACAATAAAACAAATGGAAACGATGAAGCTAAAGAAAAGTGTGCAACGGCACGAAACATGAAGTATTGACAAACCTCGATTTAACCGTTATCATTAAGTT